CTGCACTTAATTGTGCAATAGCCATACTGTTAAGTCGGTCTAGTTCATTCTCTGCAGAAGTCCATGCCCACTCCATAGTGTCGGCATAGTATGTCCACAAGTTATCATACGCATTTTTAGAAATATCCAGCAGTGCTGTAGCGTTAAGTTCGTTAGCGCGATTGATAGCTGCAGTATTTGCTGTAGCAATCTCTCTGCGCCACTGCGCATTATTTTGTGCAATCACAAGCTGGTTCTGTGCGTTGAACTGGTCACGCTGATTGTTTAGTTCTGCATTAAATCTTTCTACAGTGTTACGCTGACCAGCATTAAACTGCGTTTGCGCATTAGCCTGTGACGCATTAAATTGAGACACTTGTGTGTTTAGATTTGCAAAAAACTGTTTAGTTTGATTCTCTGATGTGGCGTTAAACTGACGTTCTGCATTAATAGCAGCTTGGTCAGTGAATAAAGATTGTATGCGTTGTTGCGCTTTGAATATATCTGTCTGTTGTCTATTAGACAAGTTAGCCATATCCATATTAAGAAACGCTTGGGCATTTTGCACTGCAGCTTGTTGACGATTGTTTAGGTTAGATGCGTCCATCTGTGCCAAAGCAGATGCCTCTGCCATAACCATAGCCTGTGAATTAGTCAGGTTTTGCAGGTTCATCGTATTTGTAAGACGACTATTCTCAAGCTGCACTTGCTGTTCTGCAGTAAAGTTCATGTTAGCAATATCACTAACCTTTGCCGCATTTTGCACCCGCGCTTGGAACGCTTGGTCAAACTCTTGACCTATAAACTGCGCACGTTGCTGTGCAGCCAACATTGCACGTTGTTGACGATTAGATAAGTTTTGTGCTTCAAACTGTGCTGTAACGGATGCATCAGCTTGTGCAATAGGCAGTGCCGACTCCATAGCGGCTTGCACTAAAGCCTGGCCTGCTATAGATGATGCACCAAGCCCTCTTTCAGCCATCCTAGCTTGCACCCCACGCAATGCACCTGCAGCCCATGCAGGAGGATTAGATGCATCAAAGTTAGCAGTGAGAGAGGCAAGCTGTCCTTGTACGGTAGCTTGTTGTGAAGGGGTCGCTGTTGCAGATTGTATTTGTTCAGTAAATTTAGCGGCTGTCTCTGCATTTGCTGCACCGCTAATTAACTCACCGTCTTGAATTTCACGTTGCACAGGATTGTCAATAAGTGTGGCATTACCTTGTGCGGCAGTTACGTTTCCTACAGATGATGCTGTTTGTTGTGCGGCGATTACTTCAGACTTTGGGTCTATTGTGCCTTGTGCAGCTTGTGTCGCATCTAATGCAGAAGCAATGGCAGGTGCGGCATTATTTGCTTGCACTTGTGCCGCATCTGATTCAACAGCAGGTGTAGCTTGTGTAGTTTGCGCCATAGCTGTAGGTACAGCCAACTGACCAAAAACCATACCCTCTCTGGGATCGACGATTTGATCTGTTGTAGCAGCAGTTCCTACAGGTGCAACTGCACCACCTGTTGGTAAACCCGGAGTAAAGGCTTGTTGTGACATTACGTCACCAATTTTTTGCCCTTCAGCTACGCCTGTCATTGTTGGCACAGCTTGTTGAGGAAGTTGTATTTGAGTAGGTTCTATAGGAAATGCTTGACCCGTAATTACGCCCGGATTAATTCCCGGTCTTTGACTAGGTGGTCGTGGAGGTTGATACGCAGGTACTTGAACAACATTACTTGGATCACTACTAGGTAATAATTTTGACACGTCAACTGGAAGTTTTTGCACCAACCCACCTCTAGTAACGCCACCCTCTTGCATCTTCACTACACCACCACGTGCCATTTGCATGGCGGCATCTTCAAACATTTTCATACGTGCTTGACGTGCTGGGTCTTGTTCAATAAATTCTTGAAACTGGCCCATGTCACCAGAGTAGCCCATAGCTTGTGCAATCTTGTTCATCGCTGTAGGTTTAAATGCTCTAAAGACTGCCATACTAATTAATTCCCATAAATACTGTAACTACCATTGCAACCACCATAATTGTGCTGCCCATTATCATTGCTTCTAAACGCCACATACGCTTGTCTAAACCCTCTAGTTTTTCTTGCACAGCGGCATACCTGATGGCGCACTCTTTCTCGTGTGCCTCAAGTTCCATCTGTGTTTTTATTGCAGGTTCTATTGTCATCTTCATCTGTGTTACCAGCCAGAGGGTGTACCAGTGAGGATTGTTGGTGTTTTCTGTTCTGTAATAATTGCGTCAAGTCTTGCTTTTACTTGGTCTTCTGTTTCACCCAAATCAGCAAGAACCCTTGTTTTACACCAATCCTTCGTAATTGAGTTGTAAGCTGTAAATGATGCGCCCGATTCTTGTGACACTTCTGTTGTTCCGTACTGTCTTACCCTCAACCAATCACCATCACTGTCTTTATCGCTGTCAGATACAGCCTCTATACGCCAATGGATTGCTTTAATGACATCAGATTTACCACCCTCTGTTGCCACTCTTTCAAGAGTTGGAAATGTCCATGTATAACTATTAGCCATCTTTAATCTCCGTAAGGACTTGTGCCAAGCAGTGTGGTATCCCAAGCCGCTTTTAGATTTGCAATCGTATCAGCATTTGTTATAGCGGCGGCGGCAGGTGCATCACGTAACTTTTGTTTATTGGCTACTATGGCTGTAGTATCTGCGCTTGTTTCAAGTGCCTTCATATACGCTACATCTTGTGCTTCAAGCAGAGGCTTTCTAACCTCACGAATTTGATCTTTAAAAATTACTTTTGCAGCAGCCAAATCCTCTGTAATAACTTTGCCATCTAATGCCCAAGCCATACGAAAGTGCCTGTCACTTGGAACTGTGGCTGATGCAGAATCAATCTCTTTGCCATCCTTGTCTGATATAATTGTTGTCATGCCGCTATTCTCCAAGCGTTTCTAAATTCTCTATCTGGCTGCTGTTCACGCCTAATGATTTTCATCTTTACGCTGTTGCTGGTTTCGTAGTTTCTCCAGATATGCTGTGGCACATCTTTCATAATACAATACAGCAATGCCTCTTCTTCTGTTTTCGGACCTTCACGGGGCGTGTCGTGCAGCAGATAGCCCCTAGTGTGCTTTTTAAAGTCAGGCTGTGCTTCGTCTTTTGCTAATTCCCAATAGACCCACACTGGAGGAAACACACCGCCAGCCATCAATGCAGCCATAGCGTGTGGGTCAGGGTGCATAACAGCACAACAGTCCATTTCAACATCCTCGTACACCACAGCATACTCTGTTTGATGTGGCTCAAGCCGTTGCCTTGCATCTGCTATGCGGTCAATTAGGCGCATTAGGCCAAGTCTCCAAAACATGACCAACCTACATGCTCTCTATCTCTAGCCGTACCAGCATCAAAAGATTTGAGCCTTAACGCAGATGCTACTGAAACACTAATATCAACTGCACAAGAATCACTGTTAACGTGTTCCATACCTATCGCAACAATGTTATCAACATTTGAAACATTGTTTGATAAAGCGACGCTATAATCTCCGGTTCCATTGTCTGTTAAAGAGCCGCAATTGAATGAGTCATCAGTGTGTGCTGTGCCTGTACCATTTATTTGCGCCCACGCTTTTGCACTGCCTTCCATCACATGATTGACTGCTGCTGGTGCTAATGTATTAGCCATTATTTACTCTCCATCGCCGCAATACGGCTTTCCAACTCTTCAATCTTCTTATGTGCATCTTGCAAGGCTGATACCAATACAGGCGTGATGCGTCCGTAATCCATACTCATCATTTTTTCTTCACTGTCATCACCAAACACAGCATCTGGCACAATCTCTTTCATTTCTTGTGCAATAAAACCCATAGACCGTGGGCCATCAGGATCAGCTTTCCAAGCGTAGCTGACAGGATTCATATCCATCAACTTGTCTGTAGCTTCTAGCGGTTCTATATCTTGCTTGAGTCTGATGTCGGAGGTGGTGCTGTATGTAGTGCCACTCCCTGATGTATTTATTGTTCCAACTTGTCCGGCAGTGTTGTTAAATGAAATTTGAGTATGCGCTCCAGTTCCACCAAAATCACTTAATATCAATAGGGTTTCAGTTGTTGCACCATCGTTATTTACATCAAGACGCCCAGCTGGACTGTTTTGTCCAATACCAACACGCCCGCCAGACGTAATTCTGGCCGCTTCTGTGTTATTTGTAGCAAAAATTAAATTACCAGCACCAACCACATTTAGTTTACCAGAGGTTGAGGTTGCGTTGACGAAACCTACTGTAAACGTATTACCGCCAGCAGAGGAATTTCTATACAGTGTACCGCCAACGATGCTTGAACCATCACCATGAATACTTGTTCTAAAAGTGGTATCAGGTGAAGCAGCACCAACGCCAAATACGTCATTTCCTGCATCCACTTTCAGCAGGTTAGCATCGCCGTTGGACTCAACACGGAAGTCTACGTCTACGCTATCTTCGTTAAACACTGTTTCATCAGAATGAAGTTTCATACGGCTGTTTCTAGAACCAGCCTTCATAGTGCTGAAGGTCATGTGAGCAGATTCTTGGCTATCTGACACATCTGTTGCACCAACAAAGATGTCACCATACTGGATGGACTGACCAGCATCGTTGTCAATAAAAAAGTTAATTTGACCACAGTTGTCGCCATCTGCAGGACTAGAACTGTCTCTTACCAAATCAAGTTTTGGCCCAAGACTACCATCCGCATCTGTAGATTTTAAAACTAACTGTGATACGTTGTTTGCACTAGTAATTACGCACTGATCACCTGCAGTAAACGCACCAGTAATAGTTACACTATCTACATACGCATCTTTAAATCTTGCACCTGTTGTACCTAAATCTACGTCACTATCTGTTTGTGGTCCAAACACACCGTCTGATACAAAGACTTGTTCAGCATTAGCTGCGTAGAAGTGAATTTCGTCTGCAGTTTCAAAGTCAATCTTGGTCTGGTCATCCTCACCAATCTTCAGGTCTGTAGCCAAGATGGAGGTGATGCCTGTTTGTGCAGCGTCAACTGTAAACGTAAGATCAAATGGATCACCATCACTACCAGTAGACGTGTCAGTAAAGTTGGTGGTTATTCCTGAACCGATAAACTTTAGTTCTTTGGCGTTGTCAATGGTAACTTCTGTGCCATCATCATCTTCTATAAAGAAGCTGTTAAAGCTACCTGCATTAGCCTCTACAAATGCCTTAACAGACTGCTGTGTAGGAATAAGAGTTGCACTGTTGGATGACATGTCATCTTCATCAACAAATGCTGTAACTGTAATAGAACCATCAGACAAGCTACCGAATGTCATAGTGCCAGTGGTTGTTATAGCACTTGATCCGTTATTGATAGCACCAAATCCGCTGGTGATGCTACCGCTGTTTAACGCACCTGTTGTAACAATGTTAGAGTCTCCAG